GTTGCTTCCTTTTTATTTTGTAAATACCTTGTAAACATCATGAACGGGAATTAAAAGCGTTTTTTATCGCAAAACGAAAGAAAAGTTAAATGGACTATACCGCACACGCAATTGCAGAGCTTTACGCTGTGGCAAAGCATCACAATATCAAGGCTTATGAGATCGCCAACGAAGCTGGCATTACTCGTGTCACGCTATCTAACTGGAAGAACAAGCGCAGCGAACCAATGCTAGGCGCATACCTGGCAGCGTTTCATGCACTCGAGCGCATAATTGCAGCCAGGGCAGTCGATTGATCATGAAGCGATTCGGCAAATACCGCGCTGTCAAAGCGCAGTGCAATGCTGGTCACACGCATGATAGCAAGCGTGAAGCCCTGTGTTGCAATGAGCTTCACATATTGCAAGCGGCTGGTGAGATAAGTGATCTGACGATCCACCCGACATATTATTTCGTCATCAATGGCAAGCAGCTAAAGCATCCTAATGGTAGGCGCGTTGCTTATAAATCTGACTTTGAATATGTTGAAAACGGTATGTTAGTGACCCACGAAGTTAAGGGAGTCGTTGTCAGAGATTGGCCTTTGCGCCGCGCTGTCTTTAAGGCCCTGTTCCCCAATCATGATCTACGGGAAACCAAATAAAAATGGGTGACCGAAGCCACCCAAGGTTGTTTTGGTAAGGAGCACCAAGCGGCGGATAATAGGGGAAAACTGTGCGCTGGTCAATGATGTATAAATTCGCTTTTATAAATCACGGAATGCGGTTATATAAGAGCGAGCGGGGAGTGCTGAAAAAGCAAAAGCACTCGACCCGCTCTAACAACGCCTAACACAGGAAGGCATCGCTATGTTGTGTAATACACGCCACAGAACCATCACGCAAGACTTTGCGTCATGAGTATCAAATTAATGACAGCAGTATGGGATAGGGAAGACCTATCATCTACGCAAAAGCTTGTCCTTCTGTCTTTGGCAGATTGGGCAAACGATGAAGGTTTGTGCTGGCCTTCTATTGATCGACTTGCGATTAAAACTAGTCTGGCTGGCAGGTCGGTTCAGCGCATCATTCGTGATTTGGAAACTATGGGCTTTATCAGGCGCGACGAGGTGCTTGGCAAAGGGAATCGTTATTGGATTTCTATACCCCTGACAGAGTGTCACCCCTGTCACAGTGTCACCCCTCCCCTGACAGAGAGTCACCCCACCCCTGACACAGTGTCACCCAATACATCAATTACACATCAATCAAACACCAAGTATATAATAGAGGGGTATCCAGTCTGGTTGCCAATTGATTCCTGGAAGGGTTGGGTGGAGATGCGGAAGCAACGCAAGCGCCCATTAACCGACAGAGCTAAGGATAGGGCATACAAGAAGCTGGAAGCCTTGCATCTGGCAGGACACGACATAAACGAATTGCTAGACCGTTCGACAATTAACGGCTGGCTTGATATATACGAACCGAAAGGCGCGACCAATGCAGGAAATAGCAAACACGCAGCAGAACCAACTAACCCAATGGTCAGAGCAGTCATTGCCAGCCAAGCTAGACGAGCTGCTGATGGGGAGCGACCTACCGACGATTGGGCCTAAGTCTGCTGAGACCCTTCAACAGTTTGTGGACGCACCAAGGCCACCAATGCCAGAGCGCGAACAGGTCGAGGTTATGATTGCCAAGCTATCACTAGCCACCGCCAGCCAGAAGCGCAGTCAGGACGAAGAAGCGGAGCGCTTGGAGCTATATTGGCTGACGCTGCGAATCTATCCCTTGGTCGATCTGCGAAGCGCGTTCATTAAACTGCTACGCACTTGCAAGTTTATGCCTACGCCAGCGGAGATAGATTCGGTTGTTCAGAATGAAGGCTATGATCGCAGACGCAGGATCAATCGCGCCAAGCATCTTTTGATGATTCACTATCGTGATTATGAGCCGCCCCAGGAATATGTCACAGCCCTAGAGCTTGAAGATCTAAGAAAGAATCTGGAAATTGGCACAGCCCACAAATAGCGCAGCCACCAGCTTGATGTGCGACCTGGCTAAGTATCAGTCAGGGAGTATATCACTGAATGATATACGTCAGAACTGGGCTAATGGTAAATATGCTGGAGCGCCAAGGGAATGGGCTATTGCTGCGATTGACCACGCCAAGAAGCAGAAAACATAATTAATTGAACAATGCGCTTTACATATAAAATCAGCATTCGTATAAGGGGGCATCAGCTAGGGGATTTTCCCCGCCAACATGGAGACTGAGATGACGCAGCCAATTATCTATCATGGGACACCAATGACACCTCGCGCTGCATTACAGCAGATGGCTGGCCGTGCATTTTGTGTGTCGTTTTATCGTCCAGATGATGTGGAGGTGGTAGAGGCAATCAGCCCTGCCGTGATGTTTCGACAATGGCGCGTTTTCGTTTTGGCAAGCCGCATTAAAAGCTGGTCAGGATTGGGCAGAGGATCGGGATTGGCAACCATATTACAAATGGCTGGAGCCTCGATTGCAAACAGGGCGCTGGGCAGTAATACCAGACAGTCCTGGCGCACCTTCACAGATCAACGATGGATTGCTGAACGATTGGCCGTTTGGTCAATGGGGCGCACCGCTCTGGCACATGGACAATCCAATAGATCGCTTGCTACGGCTTTGCGACAAATACGAGCGCGTTTGCTTGGGATGGACGGGACAGGGCAAAGATTCCACAGTTGGCTCCGAAGCATGGTTTCGACGCATGGACGAGGTTGCAAGCACTTTAGGCAATCATTGGCCCAATATTCACATGATGCGTGGCGTAATGGTTGCGCGAGAGTTTCCCTTTCACAGTGCAGACAGCACAAGTTTAGCGCAGAACGGACATTTGTATGATCACAAACTCTGGCCCATCCCTGAAAGATACGCAGGACGTATCGCCTACGCAGACAAACTTGAGCAAGGAAACTGGACAGGAAAAATTTTCAGAGACCTACAGCGAAACAGAAGTGCAGCCAGGGGAGAGGTCTCAAGCAATATTGTTCGACAGGCAGAGCAACTGGGATTGTGGTGAGATGCTTACTGGCGTTTCTGGACACTTTTCAGCAACACACAAAAGCCCAGAAGGAAAGTGGCATGGACACACTTGGTATGTGAAAGCCTGGTTTAGAAACAAGCACCGTTCAGATGCGCGGGTTATGCAAGCCTCCTTAAACACAATGCTTGCTCGATACGATCACAGTGAATTGCCAGAAGATTTAGCATGGGGCGAAGATATAGCGCGTGAAATTTCAACGATTGTAAATTGCGTAGAGGTTGAAGTAAGCCGACCCGCTGAAGGTATTTATGCTAATTGGAAATGGAATAAGTAATGACACCAAGAGGCCGTAACTTTGCAGAGATTGATGCTATCGCAGAGATGTATGATTACACCCTTGGCGACATTTTAGGCAAAGGCAAAAACAGAACTTTGGTCAAAGTAAGGCGCAAATGCGTTGTTATGTTGAGAAACAAAGGCTACTCTACGACAGAGATCGGTAGGATTATGCAGCGCGACCATAGCACGATCTGCCATGCGTTGAATATGTATGTAGTGAAAGGCGAGGGCGATGACACCATCGAAACTTAAACTAGCTAGAGTAGCTATGGGCTACAGTGTAACAGAGATGGCTGACGCTTTACGCCTATCGCCAGACAACGGCGCAACAAGCGTCCGCAAGATGGAATCTGGAAAGGTTCGTATCACTGGGCCTATAATGGTTGCAGTCGATGCAATGCTAAAGGGATATGATCCGTTCTGTTATCTAGATGGGGAGGGCGAAGATGATGAGTATTGATACACACCAAGTTGGCGGTGACCATTACGCATCTAAGACCGTTCAGCCCTGGCAAGCAATGGAGTCGTGGATGTCGGCAGAAGCCTTCTCAGGTTATTTGCAGGGTAATTGCATAAAGTATTTATCCCGCTATCGTGATAAGAACGGCATGGAAGATTTATATAAAGCACAGCACTACCTTGCCAAGTTATGTGAACACGAAAGCGAGAGAAATGATTGAGGTCGTAACAAAGTTCTCGTGCTATTGCGGTTTTCAATGCGAAGGCAAAGGCGATGCACCTGATTGCAATAGGTGCGGAGACAAGATGCATTCCTGGGGAACAAGGGAAGTCACAACGAAATCATTTACCTTGGTTGGCGAAAGTGCTGACAAACGCACTAATAACGGAGGCTATTGATGAGCGTTAAGATCGAACAACGCAGTATTGCCAAACTGATTCCATATGCATCCAATAGCAGAACGCATAGCGATGCACAGGTGGCTCAGATCGCAGCAAGCATCAAAGAGTTTGGCTGGACGAACCCTATCCTTGTGTCGGGCGACAACAGCATCATCGCTGGGCATGGAAGATTGCTGGCAGCTCGCAAGCTAGGCATGGAAGAAGTGCCAGTGATTGTTCTCGATCATCTCAGCAAGTCACAGCAACGCGCCTTAGTAATAGCAGACAACCAACTTGCCCTGAATGCTGGGTGGGATATGAATATGCTGAAGGCAGAGATCGAAGATCTTAACCTCGAAAACTTCAATCTAGAACTGTTGGGCTTTGATGATGATTTTCTAGATGGATTGCTAGAGACAGTGCCATCCGTTAGATTAGCAGATCAAGACACTGTTCCTGAGATGCCTAAAACAGCAAAGACCATTGTTGGCGATGTCTGGATATTGGGCAATCACAGATTGATGTGTGGAGATTGCAAATCCTTCAACGATGTCGCAAAGGTTCTTGATGGGAAAATGATTAACCTGGTGGTTACATCGCCTCCGTATGCGTCACAGCGGGAATATGATAAAGAATCATCCTTCAAACCTATTCGCGTTGATGAGTATGTGGATTGGTATGAAGACATTGCAACAAATATTTATGCCAACCTAGAAAATGATGGTTCGTATTTCTGCAACATCAAGCCTAATGCTGAAGGCATAAAACGCGAGCTGTATGTATTTGATTTGGTGTTGGCCCATGCTCGCAAATGGCAATGGAATTATGCAGATGAGTTCTGTTGGGAAAGAGCCGGAATACCTCAGCAAGTGGCAAGAAGGTTCAAGAACCAATTTGAGCCAATCTATCATTTCACCAAGGGTGAATGGAAGTTCAATCCAGATGCAGTGAAGCATCAATCGAAGGCTGTTCCCAAAGCAAAGGGTAAAGGTGCTGGCAACACCAATGCAGCACAGCGCCAAGGTCATGTGTCTGCTGTTGATGGTAATGATGTAGCAGCAGGGATGGCTTATCCTGGCAATAGACTGCCAACCTTTCAATCTGAAGCATTAGGGCATCCGGCCGCTTATCCAGTAGGGCTTCCTGAGTTCTTTATAAAAGCGTATACTGATCCTGATGATGTAGTGTTCGATCCGTTCATGGGTAGTGGTTCAACTCTTATGGCAGCGGAAAAGAATGGAAGAAATGCATATGGCTTGGAGTTAAGCCCATTGTATGTCGATCTAATCATTAATCGTTGGCAGCAATTTACGGGCAATCAAGCAATCCACGCAGAGACAGGTGAGACATTCGATGGCTGATGTTAAACTAACCGCAAAGCAGGAACTGTTCGCTCAGGGAATCGCTGATGGCTTAGGTCAAGCTGATGCTTATCGCATGGCTTATGACTCCAAGACTGCATCTGAAGCCAGCATTTATGTGCAAGCGTCTAACCTGATGAAAAACTCTAAGGTTGCTCTAAGGGTTGACGAATTAAAATCACAGGTAGTTGAGAAGCAATTATGGACACGCGAAATGTCTGTCAAAGGGTTGATACAAGCGTATCGGATCGCCCAGGATGCAAAGACATCAACAGGCATGACAGCAGCCGTTAAAGAGCTAAACGTAATGCACGGGTTCAACGAGCCAACTAAGCTGAGTATCACAGGCAACATGGTTACACGCATCGTGCGCGAAGTGACTGATGACAACGCTGAAGATTAAAACACCTCGCTGGTTCAAGCCATTCCTAAAGCCAAGCCGCTATAAGGGCGCTCATGGTGGCCGTGGTTCAGGCAAGAGCCATGCCTTTGCGGAAATGGTTATCGAAGCTCATGTTATGGATCAGCGGCGCAGAACAGTTTGCGTCCGTGAAATACAGAAGTCCCTAGCGCAGTCGGTCAAGCGTTTGCTGGAACTCAAGATCGAACAGCTTGGCGTTCAGGATTACTTCGAGATTCAGGAAAGCCAAATCAAGTCACGGCATGGCGATGGACTAATCATATTCCAGGGGATGCAGAACCACA